GCATCTGTAAAGCCAGCAACGTTAATTAGTAAAGAGTTTTGAATAGTGTCAAATGGGCTTGGTGAGCCAAACGCAGCAGCTACAATTGTTGACCCTGTTACAGCAGATCCGTCTGCATAAGAACTAAAACCGATATTAGTTTGTGTTGAGGGGTTGCTAATTGGGGATACCGATGTAGATCCTAAGTCTGCAGCAATAAGGTACTTAGAGCTTTGATTGATAACGTTTACAGCGTAGCGTGGATCTGTAGACTTCATAATCAAGTTAGGCCATTGCTCAACTAAATATGCTGAGGTTGTTCCACCCAGGTAAACTGAGATATTAAAGTAGTTGCTTTGAGTTATGGCAGATGCGCTTGCTCCAGTTACTGCTGTTCCAGTTGCAGCGTTAGACACTGTAAACTGAGTTGAAGTAGCTGTCGCAATTGTTACATTAGTCAAGTTAAATGCAGAGGTTGAAAGTCCTGTAATAGATACAATTTGACCGGCTGTAAAAGTGTTGTTAGCTGTGTAAGTTACTACACCGCCAGTAGCTGATGCGGCAGTAACTACGGCATTTAAAACACCTGTGTTAGAGTTAGAAATGGTTACATTGAGGTTTCCTCCCCAAGACCCAACACTTGAAGCAGATAGCTTCAGTGTAGGTTGAGGGGTACCTGCGTTATCGCTAAAACTTCTTGCTCCTGCGGTAGCGCCGGACCCAGGTACGCGAAGAACGTAAGTTCCGCTTCCACCATTTGCAAAGTACAAGTAGACTGCAATTGGTAGGTTGTTATTTGCAATAGTATTCCAGCCGCCGTACAAAGATGTGTACTGGCTCCAAGAAGTGATCAATGTAGGTGTTGTTGGTCCTCGGTCTGACGCACCAACAAAAGCTCCAACTGTTGTTGAAGAGGCACCAGCAATAGGTGCAATAGGGTTTAACGTCTCTTGAACGTATGTCCCAGGTCTAGCGTATGTTGCCATTATGTCTCCTTATTAGTTTGACGTGATTACTTTTGGTGGTAGGGTTATTAGTCCAGACGGGATATACGAAGTAGTAGTATCAATATTGACATGTGTAACAATCTGACTTGCAACCGCATTTGCCTCTATTGGGCTCATTTGGCTTAAGATTCTAACTGTAAACACATTTCTTAAAAGACGACGGTTTCCAGTTTCACCTTGAACGGAGTCTCTTTTTGTAAATCCATCAAGCATCATAGAAAGACTTGCAGTCTCTGTGCCAAGTTGGTTAGGGACATTTAAGTATCCGTACTTTGATGGAAATTTATTTAGCAGCGTGTACATAAGGCTGCGGTCATGCCGTGGATGACGAGCGTAGCTAGTTACTTGGTAAATAAGGTCATAAGCAATAGGGGTTTCGTATTCGTAAACAATTCCATCTTGAGGTGCAATTGTTCCTTGATAATCAGTATCCCTAATAATTCCATAAGTTTGACGGTCTGTACCCGCCATGATGTCAATTAAGTCAATTGTAATGTATGGGAATGACTGGTCACGAATTTCAACGTCAGGGTACCCAAACCAGACTTTTACAGGCCGATCTGAATTAGCGTCATCTGTTACCGTTATTCCACCTAGTAAAGTTTTAAGTGCCAAGTCTTCAGCTATAATAAAAGGATTACCCATTAAATAATTCCTAACGCTGGAAATATGTCATTAACTACTGCATTGGAAAGGTATTTAGTAACAGTCTTAGGCGCACGAAGAATAAATGGACGAATTACTGCATTAGGGATCTTCCCTGGAGCGCCGTACTCTTCATCTTCAATCTTTTCAGCAAGCTCGTCAGGATAATCAACAGATATTCCGTAGTTATCATCTACATCCACAGTAAGAGCCTCAATAAGGTCTACAGGCCAGTGAGAAGCTCGGCCCATTGACCTAAGCTCTTCTGTAAGAATAGGAATTAAATCATCAGATAATTCTGATGCAATTTGATTAATGTTTGCGCTTTTTAATGGCATTCTTAACCACCTTAGCCGCTATGTAAGCCTCCGCCGATCTTGCGAGAATATGTCTATCTACTTCTGGGATGTTGACTTTAATAGCCTTGATGAATTCAACATCAGAGGGCTTGTCTATCTTTCCAGACATAGTTACTCCTAGGGAGAGGCATAGTGGTTCGCAAGGGTGGAGCTTTTGTTCCGCACGGAACTATCTTAAGTATAAAGAAAAAGCCCCCATTTCTGGGGGCAAAGTCTTATTTCTTTTTAACCTTCTTAGCTAAAGCTTTATCCATTTTCATGTCTTCTTTAGCAGATGGCTTTTTCTTGTCCATCTTTTTGTCTGCTTTTTCAAAAGCAGCCTTTTGCTTAGGAGACATGCCCTTCATAAGCTTAGCGTCTTGCTTTTTGTCTTTAGCTTTTGCCTTTTTATCACGGCACCCACATGTAGCGCACATATTACTTGCCCTTCTTCTCGTCCTTCTTGCCTTTGATGGCAAGCTTAGTCATTTTTGCTTGACCGTACTTTTTACGGCCAGCTGCTGCAGCAACTGCTGCAGGATTCTCTGCTCCAGACTTAGCGGCTTCTTTTTCAACTTTCTTGAAACGAGCTCCTGAGCCTAATTTAGCTTTTGCCATTTTTTCTCCTTAGGGCTTTTTTACAACTATGTTAGCTGTGGTTTTAGATGAAGACTTAACAGATATGTTTTGTCCTTTTTTAGTTATTCGGATACTCATGCTGAGGTTACCATCAATAGAGCTACTTTTGGAGAGCCAGATGCCGCAATAGCGTAAAGTTTTTCATTTAGACCTAGGCTATCAATTGTAACGGAGGCTCCCGCGGCAACTGAAACGCCGTATGAGGAGGATGTCACAGCAGATCCACCAAGATATACAACAATAGACGCGTCCGTGTTTTGTACAGAAATGCTTCCATACTGCCAAGCGTTACGGGTTTCTGGACCAACAGTGACAAGAGCATCGTTGTTAAGTAGTGTTGCGGTTGAGCTGTTAAGAGTAACAATTGAGTGTGTTAGTGCCATGATTCTCCTTAAAGAGGGGTGTCTACATACTGAGTAAATTGAGGATCGTTGACCATTTCTTCTGGCATAACCTGCACTAGATCAACCGTTAGAAGGACAAAGTTCTCACTAATGATACCGCTTTGCTGAGACTTGTAGGGGCGAAATACCTGCCCCTTCCATATAACTCGGTCGCGGTCGCGGTTATCTGGATTGGCCATAGTTCCTGGCGCAATCTTTTCAATGTCTAAAGCATTAATTGTAAGATGAAGGTAGTCAGCGTTATAGAAACCTTGTTGACTGGTTTTAGAGTCGCCCTGTTGAATAACGGCTCGAATAATGGGTATAACGTAGGGGCCAAACCAAACTTTACCGCCAGAACCTGTTAGGTAGGAGTCTCCAACATCGTAGATTGGGTCTACAGTAGAATCGTCAAAGTCAAAGATATACCACCAAGCGGTAGTTCCTACTGGGTTTGTTAAATCGTCGGTTATGCCGTTTGATATTGAGTTACGCTCAAAGTCGCTGGAAAACCTTCCACCTGGGGTATACGCACGGCTCATTTAGGCACCTCAATTAGATCCCAGCTTTCAGTCTTTTCATTCCAAACATAAGCTTTACCATCGGTGGGTGCTGGTATAGGAGGCTCCCACAAGTAAGTGTCTTTATTCAGAGCCCAAGACGGAAAAGGCGACTCTGTATAAAATCCTGTGCCATCCCACAGCATACCAATACCAGCGTAGTTGTAATTAAGTTGTTGGCCGTCATCAGGTTTACCGTCAGGGCCGTAATGAACCCCTCCACGAGTGTTGTAACTGGTCTTAACCCATTGACCGCCTAAATTGTCTTGTATCCAACTTAACCCTTCATCAGGGTCATCATTACTAGTGACAATTACGTTTACAACATAACCATTTTCTATTTTTGCCCAGTGTGCCATTACCCACCTACCTGTGAACGAGTATATCTGTAAACTACTCCACCACTACCACCAGAGCCGCCAGCAACAGCTCCTGCAGCCAAACTTACAGCGCCTCCGCCGCCACCTCCGGCAGAAGGCCATCCTCCGCTTGGAGTAGACCCAGAAATTCCGTAACCTCCGTTGCCTCCACCACCAACTCCCGAGCCGTATCCTTGTCTACCGGCGTAAGTGCCACTAAATCCACCACCTCCACCACCGCCAACACTAAGATATCCTGGTCCAGAAGAAAAACCTATTTGACTAAGGAATCCATATGCAGAGTATGGAGTTATGCCAGCTCCTCCGTCACCACCTTGACTACTATTTCCAGAGCCTCCTGCTTGTGATGCGCCCGCTCCGCCCCCTCCAGCTTGTGTTAATGCCGTACCTCCTGAGTACCCAGAGCCGCCGTTGTATCCGCCTTCATTGCTATTTACTCCTGAGCTGGTTGAAGAGGTGCCAGAGATTGAGTTATACATTGACCAACCGCCACCGCCGTTAGCTATAGTTCCTGAGAGTGCAGAGCCCCCTTCACTTATGCCAGCACCTCCGGAATAGGCATAAACACTTCCTGCAGAGCT